TAGTAGAAGAATTGATACAAATTCATGAGAAAAAAACAGCTAAAACTCGATAAATGGCAAGAAAAAGTCCTCAAAACTGAGGGCAATGTTTGCCTAATGAGTGGAAGACAAGTCGGAAAATCTACTATTTGGTCTGTTGACGCAGCCGAATGGGCAGTCAATAATAAAAACAAAGTAGTTTTGATGATTGCTTCAGTCGAAAGACAAGCATTTCTCCTATTTGAGAAGACATTAAATCATCTTTTGGATAATTATAAGGGTCTTATACGAACGGGAAAAGATAGACCTACGAAATCAATGGTTAAACTGAAGAATGGGACGAGAATCCTTTGTTTACCTACAGGACTCGACGGACACGGAATTCGAGGGCTAACTGTGGATCGTCTCTACGGAGACGAAGCAGCATTTATCCCTGATGAAGTTTGGACTGCAGTTACTCCTATGCTAGCGATGACGGGAGCAGTCCAACGTCTCTCCTCTACTCCTCACGGAGCACAGGGCTACTTTTACGAATGTTTTTTAGACAAAGAAAACTTTAAAGTTTTCCAGAAGACGACAGAAGAAGTCGTTCAAGAAAGAGAATTCAGCGACACGTGGACGGAAGCCCAAAAGAAATCCGCAATATCTCATATACGAAAAGAAGAAGCTCGAATGTCGAAGCTTCAATTTGCACAGGAGTACATGGGAAGACCCATTCACTCACTTATGCAGGTCTTTCCTGACGAACTCATAAAGAAGTGCATGACTCTCAAGCGACGAAACTCTATTCTCCAAAATAGGAAGTATTATTTAGGCGTAGATATTGCTAGAATGGGAGACGATGAATCTACTTTTGAAATATTTGATAGAACAAATCCGAAACGCATTGAGCAAGTTGAAAACCAAATCACGAAGAAGACGCTCACTACGGAGACAACTAGACAGATCATTTCACTAAATGGAAGATATAATTTTAAGCAAATATTTGTTGATGATGGCGGTATGGGTGTTGGCGTATTTGACCAGTTGTTGGATACTCCGTCCACGAGACGGAAAACCGTCGCGATTAATAACGCTTCTAGACCGTTAACTAGAGACGAGAAGAAAAAGAAAAGAGCTCTAAAGGAAGACGTAGTTAATAATATGTTAGCTCTAATGGAAAGAGGAGAGCTTAAACTACTAGACGACGAGAATATATTTCAATCTTTAAAGTCTATGCAGTTTGAAATCGTCAACGGACGAGTGAAATACTTCGGGAATTATACTCATATTGCTGACGGACTAGTGAGGGCTGCGTGGTGCGTTAAAGACAAAACCTTAAATATTTATAAGTATTAAAAATCCTTATGGCTTTAGAAAAGGTTTATGAAACTTATGCAGGAACTAGCGACAACGCCAAATTCTTATTTGATAGTATCCCCGTTATAATCTCTCAGACCATCACAATCGGAACAACAGGAGACGATGAAAACTTTATCCCTACAAAGGTCAGAATCTACGGACAGAAAGAGGGAAGTCCAACGGGAAGCGTAATCGTAGAGATTAGGAGCACTTCCGCAGGAACTCCGACACAGACGATTTTATGCAAAGGAACTTTCGACATCACTTCTCTATTAGCAACGGACTCATGGGCGGAGTGCACTTTAGACAGCACTTCAGAATTAAGTGCAGCAACTCAATATGCTATAACTCTGAGAGTCGATACGGATTTCACACCTCACGACGGAAGTAACGACATGGAATGGAGAGGACACGGAAGCGGAACTGCAGCTTATGCAGGCGGAGCTAAATCACAATCTTCAGATGGCGGCGTTACATGGGTCGCAGGAACAGCAGCAGACCAAATGTTCCAAGTAATCGGGAACGTATGGAGTGGAACTCTAGCGTCTTATAACGACGTTATCGGAAAGACAGGAGTAAATGTAGCTTCTGCTTTAGGAAAAGGAGCTGCTATGGATTTACTGAATCGTTTTACATTACAAGCAGAATCGACTTTAAACACAGTTACTAGATATAATTGGCACGACGCCTATAGTGCACTTAACGCAGACGTTAAGTATGTTATCAACGACGTAGTTTCTAGCATGGTAGCTATAAACGCAATTGCCTACGATATGAGCGGCTACACCGACAGAGTAGAAGCCGAAGACATGATTAACATTCAAAGAGATAATGTTCTGAGAGGATTAGGAATCCTACGAGATAAGAAACAACAAACCTTTATTATTGGTGCTTAATGGCGTGGAACTTCGAGACAAAACCCGAACTACCAAATAGCCAAATGGCAGCAGAATATTTCAATAGCCCTCATAAACAGATAACTGAAGACTTTGTTGCTGAAGTAATAAGAGTCCACGACGGAGACACAATCACCGTAAGAACAAACTTTCGAGACTTTGATTTCCCAATACGTTTCGCAGGGATAGATACAAAAGAACTAGCTGAGGGCGGAGACGAAGCAAGAAAATGGACAGAAAACTTAATTGGCGGAGAGACAATCGACGTCTTAATAGACGCAAACAACCGAGTCGGGAAATATGGACGACTAATCGGGACGATAGTTTTTCACGGAATGAATATAAATGAGCTTATGGTTTTACAGGGCATGGCAGTCACTTTTGAAAACCGTGACGAGCTTCAAAGTCGAGCATTTAATAAAGCTGCGATACCCTCATTTTAGCATGGCATTAAATTCCAATAAGCCAATTACTACTAGCGTCCAATCAAGCAAAGCAGGATTGGGACTCAATCCCGACATTCAACAACGACACTATGAAGATATTTACGGCGACAATTCTGCTTTGATTACAGCATTAACTGCAAGAGTTACGACTTTAGAAGCAGGCGGCAGCAGCAACGGAACATTACTTGATGTTCAAACAGATGTACACCAATCAGCTACAAATTGCTCAAGTAGCGGAGTAACTATCGCAACTATAACATTTACAGGAGTAGCTGCAACAGATAAAATTGTTTTATCTGTTGACGGAATGATTATCGAGGGAAGTGCTCCTTCCACGCAAAACTCTTCTGCTTTCCTCAAAAGAAACGGCTCAGAAATAACAAGGAAAGACCTTTTTAGTACAGTATCTAGTAATAATAACAATATGTCATTTATTATTAATTGGGTAGATACAGGACAAAGTGGAACAGTAGTTTATACTTTATTTGGGAGTTCGTCTTTGAGCACAGCAGATTGGAATAGATGTAATTTAATAGGCAGGAGATTTAAAGCACCTTAATTAAAATGCCAGAAACAAACATAGGCGGAGCAGTTGCAAGCAGTTTAGCAACAGCTACAACTGACTATTCAGTTGACACACAAAACACCGACGGAGTAAGCGACCAAAAAGAAACGACTTATACGAACTCCGATTGGGCTCAGCAATTAGGTTATTATAAAACAATACCCGAACTTAAATCCGCTATAGACGCAAAAGCCCGTTGGGCTATTGGGAAAGGTTTCACTACTCCTGACGAGTCTACAGGTATACTCTTAGACACCATTAAAGGAAATGGTAAGGATACCTTTAACAAAATCCTAGAAAACCTTATTGTAACTAAACAAATCGGCGGAGACGCTTTCGCTGAAATAATCCTCGACGACGAGGGAAACCTAGCAAATTTAAAGCCACTTGATCCTGCCACAGTCAGAATAGTGGCTAATCAAAAAGGAATGATAATCCGATACGAGCAAATTTCTAAAGTGAAAGCACCTGATAAGAAGTTTCCCGCAGAGAGAATATTTCATTTAATGAATAAAAGAGTCGCCGACGAGATACACGGAACGAGCGACATCGACTGTGTAGAAGAAATTATCCTCATGAGAAACGAAGCTATGACTGATTATAAGAAGCTCATGCACAGGCACGTAGTGCCGAGAATGGTCTACAAGTTAGACACCGACGACTCTACTGAAATTTCTACATTCAAAGCTAAAGAAGACGCTGCCAATGCTGCAGGAGAAAATATTTATATTCCTCAGAAAGCAGTCGAGTTTGAAGTCCTAGCTGTATCTCCTAATTCGACCTTAAACCCTTTGACATGGATTCAACAACTAAACGTATATTTTTTCCAAACGATTAATGTTCCCGAAATCATAGTTGGCGGCGGAACGAACAACCTCACAGAAGCGTCTGCAAAGATAGCTTATTTAGCATTCCAGCAAACCACAGAACGGGAACAATTGGGAGTCGAAGAGGATTGCTTATTACAACTCAATATAGTGATAGAGCTGACATTCCCTGCAAGTTTAGAGAACGAAGCCCTCTCCGACAAACCAAAAGAGAATCAAGACGGCTCAGAAGTCAATGCTCCCGACGTTCAGTCAGGAGAGCAAGCAGTTGAGCCTAACGACCAACAAGCAGAAATACAGGGACGAAAATGATTGAAGAAACACTAATGCAACAATACGGAGTAATGGGCATATTTATAGTATATTTAATCTATGACAGGCAAGTAGTTATGAGTAAGATAATGAAAGCACTAGATAGAATAGCGGAGAAAATTAAGTAATGGCACAAACTACTATTAAACGGACTAAACGTCAGAAAAGAGAGGGTACTTTTCAAGACGCTAGCGTTACAGCAGTCGGCGGACTGCAGGGCGACGCAAGAGGGACGAAGAAAACTGCTAGCGGAGCACATGATTTAAGGAAACCTGTAGACCCTAACGCTGCAGTTAAGAATCCTAGAGAATCTCAAGCAGCTTTCGACGCACGTAAAGGAGCAGGTAAACCTGCAACGGGTCAATTTGCAGCAGAGCAAAGAGACCGAGAAACTGCAGCAGCTAACTTGAAAGCAGGAACTACGGAAGACAAACCATTCGGAGAAAGAGTAATCGACAAAGCGGGAGCGATTATCTCTAGCGACAAACCTTTGGAATTATTATCACAGAATCCTTTAGACATTTTAGGAAGCAAAAATGCTGCAGGATATTTATTGGCGGGCGTTGGAAGTCTCGCCTTATTGGCGGCACTCCCTGCAGTTATAGCGGGCGGAGTCGTAGCGGGCGGAGTCGTAGCGGGCGGAGTTAGAGCCTATAGCACTAGACTCCTAGCTTCAACAGCTATCGGAGAAGCAACAGTTGCAGGAAGCACTATTGCCGTAGCTACTAACGCGAAGACTATTGCTCAGACGACTACATGGCTAGGCGGTATCGCTGCGAGTGTTGGAAGTCCTGCTTTTGTGGCAGGAGCTATTCTACCGATTGTCGGCTCTTATCCCTTTACGGGATTTATTAGAGAGGAAGCTCTCCAAACTTTGGGATTTGCCACGAAAATGGCGATTGATTCAGGAGACCCTGCTTTAGCAGACGCAGCAATCGCGGAACAAGAAGCATTATTGAATCCCGATTTATGGGCTAAAATAATAGCAGGCGTTCCTTTTGCTAATGTCGTAGCGGAGCTTAATAAATTTCAACAAGCAGCTAGAATTAAACTAGCCGTTGACAAGAAATTGATTAACGACATGAGACTTAAACAAGCAGGTCTCTCAGACGACGAGATATTCGCACAAAATCAACAATTCCAATCTGTAGAGGGTCAAGCCCTATCCGACGATTGGAACGCAAAGAGAGCTATATCTATTCAATTAGAAGCAGACGCTGCTGCTGCAGGACGACAAGCAGACGCAGACTTTTGGACTAAATATCGAGAGGAGTCTGCAGCTTTCGAGCAGCAGCAGAGAGAAATATCTGCTCAATTTTGGCTAGACTATCAAAAAGCGAAGTTTGCACAAACTTCTTCTCTTTTCTCAAGTAGTGGAGTCGGCGGCGGCGGACTAAACTTCGGCGGAATCGGCGGAGTAGTATAATAATCGACTATATGGAGCGTGTCAATTATGACAGCAGAAGAAAGAAATGAAGAGGGTCATCAGCCACACCCTAACGAAGTTATAGAAGTGGCAGAAGACATCACGAAAGCAAAGAGCTTAATCACTCAAGCAAAAGAGCAAGCTGAGAGATTAAAAGCTGAGAACGATAGGACGGAAGCAATCGCTAAACGTATGGAAGCGGCGAAGATTCAGTCTACTTTGGGCGGACATTCGGAAGCAGGACAAGAGCCTATTCCAAAAAAGAAATTAACAGACGAAGAATACGCAGAAGCAGTTTTAAAGGGAGAGGTTAATCCACTTATCGATGACGGATATTGCTAGAGAACAATTAGAACGAGAGATTGCAGCTTCTGAAGCAGCAGTCAAAGCTCACGACGAGGGAGCAGCTATTCAAAGATTAGTATTAAAATGTTTTCAGGACGCCCTAAAGGCGTTTCCTGACGACGAAGACGACGAATCAAATATCCCTGCGGAAGCATAAGCTATATATACTTATAGAGCCCTCAGGAGAGCATGGCAAACGAAGCAATATTAATTCAACGTTTGGAAACTAATGATTTATTTACTGTTACAGTCTCAGACTCAACAGGTTTAGAAAAAGGAACTATCTTGAAATGGTCTGCAGACCCAAACACCGCAGCAGCGTCAAGTGCTGACGGAGACATTTTTGCGGGTATACTCGCAGAAGAAAAAGTGGCAGACGACGGGCAGACCGAAGTAGCAGTATGGAGAAAAGGAGTTTTCGCTATAAAGGCAGCTGCAGGCGGAGCGACCACTTTAGGACATAAGGTTAACATCACAGGAGCTAATTTATTTGGACCTGCAAATGTTACTACTGCAGCGGATTTCGCAGAACATTTCGGAACAGCTTTGGAAACCACAGCTAATGACGAAGTTGTGCAAGTATTGGTAGGTTATTAAAATGGCAGATACAGTACACCAAGCAGATATTAAAGGCGAAAATATATCATCAGCAGTAAAAGGATTCGCGTTAAAACAATTCAAATTAAGACAAGTTTGTATGCAACAAACTTCGTCAGATTGGACAGAAACATATTATCGAGAGACCGCAGCAGAATTATCTGCACTTGATAAAGGAACAGGTATAGCTATCGGACCGAGAGCAGCTTCTTCAGGAGTTGTCGTTTCTAGTGGAGTCGGAAGACTAGCAGCTTTCCCACACGTAGACCCAAGTTGGACTAAAGTACAGGGAAGACATGTTAAGTTTGCAGCAGAGGGTTTGATCTCTGTCGAGGAC